AAAGAACAAAATTCAGATATGCGATGTGCGAACTTAGCTTGTGTTACTGTTACAAGGTCAGCGTTATAATAAAGAACTTTGGTTAGCTCATCTAGTTTTCTTTCTTGATACACATCGTAAAGCCTATGACCTTTGTAAAGATTGGTAAGTAAATCATCAGTATCGTAATGAATAAAACAACCATGGTCTTTTGCTTTCTTATACAGCTCTATCATAAACTGAGGTCCGAAGTTAGATATGTTCTGTGTCATCATGATATCAGCCCATTCTAAATCTTCAAACTCTCCACTCATGGCTCCTGTCTCTGCATTCCACCCTAAAGGGTTCTGATTAAACCGAACCTCTACCTCATCAGCACAATGTTGTTGTAATTTACCAAAAGGCATTAACGCACGGTAATAACTACAGCCACCTTCGTTTGCTGCTACCACTAATATTTTTAATTTATCTTTCATAATAAGAAAAAGGGTTACTCCGTGAATCTTTTGATTTAGTACACGCGATGCACTGATAGTATTCTAGAGTAACCCCCAAACAAAAAATGTTTCTACTTAAGTCCCTTTAAGTGTTTTAGGTAATCTTCTCCATCTTCTTCAGACGATGTAACTACATCTGCAGCTTGTCTCGCCTGTTCCACAATATCGTCTCCTGTAATCCCTAGGGACAAAGACTTTAACTCATCATAAGATGCAGGTTTTACCAGACCTTGAATGTCGTGAAGCTTGTCCATCCAAACTGCCACTTCTTGGTCTGTGCCCGCTTCTGATTTCGCAGGTTTTGGAGAAGACTTATCATAGTTTGGCCATTCTCCTGATTTATCTTTTACGATTTTAAAATCATTACCTGTCTTAAGATTAGTAATGTCTCCGTAGTCATCATCAAAGAAGCAGTCTAAAATCTTACTGAATAACTTAATACCTACAGATAGAATTTTGACCTCACCTGTTTCACGCTCTACTGCGTTTAAATAGAAACGCTTGCGAGCTTTGATTTGACGAGCAATGCTCATGTTACCCTCGTCCTTAGTGTTCCATAATTTAAAACTTAAATCACATAAAGGACACTCATGCCCTTGAACTTTAGGACAATGATAGTTCTTATCATTGATTCGGTGAATGCCTGTCTCTGCATAGAAGTTGTCATCCTCAGTCTTTCCAGGAAGTATCCTTACCTGAGTCGTACCTTCTTCCATCATCAAAAACTTCTTAAGGAAGTCTTGAGTGTCAGCGGCAGGCTGCTTATTGATTTGATTATATTTTTTACGTAGTTCTTCGATGTTTACCATGTTATTATTAGTTGTTAATTAGTTGAAAATAGTTTTGCTTCTGCTCTTTTGTTAGCAGAGATTTGCACAAGACAATCCTTTTGATGGTCGAGTGCGTTGACTAGACTTTTGGCTAGAGTGTATTTACCGTCAGCCTTTGCTAGTTTATTTTTAAGTTCTACAATCTCAGGGACTGAAAGAACATATGAGTTTAGTGCAGTCTGTGCAACCTTCTTACCTGTGGAAGCCATTTCGGCAGCTCTCTTCTTCATAGTAATGGACTCTTGTTTGTCCAAGTCTATAGACAGCTCGTCTCTAACTTGCTTAGCGTATGATAGAAGTCCTGCAAAGTAAGCATAGATAGCAGAGTGATTCATCAATGTGTTATCAATCTCTAGCTCACTAATCTGTAAATACTTTTTAGATATCGTAAGGTAGTCGTCTTCAAAAGTATCGTATAGTTGTACAATCTCGTTATTCATATCTCAGTATATTATAGCTTTAATATTGAAAAAATTTAATCTTGATTGTAAGGTTTTTCAAACAGATACAAGAATAGTTCATGATTCAAGGATGCAAACAATTGGAAACCGTTTGACGTGATGGTAGTTAGGAATTCATTCTTGATTCCAGGCATCTCATCATCATCTCCTAAGCCGAACATATGAAAAACAACATGGGTAATCTCGTGTAAAAGTGTTCCCCTATAATCAGAATCAGATTGGTTAGGGTCTACGTAAATTACATTAGTAGTTAGGTCTACATATCCGTGTAAGTCATCCTCAGATAAATCTTTATGTTCTATCTTGTATGTTTTAAATCCTATAAGTAATTTCATAGGATGTTGTGGTACTTCTTTTTTATCTTTTGTCATTGTGCTTGTGATATTACTAGTCTTTCGTAATCCATACGTGCCGGGATAATAAACCTAGCTCGTCCGTTTCTTGATTTGATAACATAAACTCTAGATTTACCATTATCAAATTCTTCTTCATTTTGATTAATAGATAAAACCAAATCACATACTCTAGTCTTTCCGTAAGAGTCGGCTAGCTCTGTGTCTGTGATTAAGTTAACTTTCTTTCCTTCTCTATTAGTTTGAGTGGCAGTCCACATTAGACATTTGTATTCAATAGCCATACCTCTCAATTCCTGTGCTAGCCTTTCTTGCGCCTGATATTCAGGTGTTTGAGAATCGGTAGCAAGTAGTTCTAAGTAATCTATAATAATAACGTCAGGTTGAAAACTTTCGTAGTTTTGCAACTGTTGAACATACGCTCTAAGCTGATTAACAGTAGCTCTCTTTGTAGGAAACTCTTTTATCTTTAGGTCACCTCTATCCGGTACTTGCTTTGTAACTTGACTGAGTCTATCCTTCAAATCATCACATCTGTCCTTTAACTGCTTTTGCCTGATTCGAGAGAAGATACTATCAAGTCTCTGAGCAACCCTATCTTCAGACATCTCCAAAGAAATGTAAAGAACGTTAGAACCATCTAAGCAAGACCGTACAGCTTGATTCGCTAGATACAGAGATTTGCCTACTCCAGGAGGGGCGACTACCATTGCCAACTCCTTATCCGCTAAGCCTCCTTCCAATGCTTGATTCAAAGACTCAAAGATAGTCCTATGACTAGCTTCGGAAGAGTCATTTGTTAAACGGTCCCAACGTCCATCTACATCTGTAAAGTAATCCAAGCCTAAATCTACATTTCGGCTTACAGTTAGAGCGTCTCTCATGATAGGCTCTATCTCGGAATACTTTTTAGATTTAACCATCTCTGCAGAACGAATGATAGCGTCTTTTAGAGATTGTTCTTTTGCGAAACTTTCTACTAAATCTAATAAATAATCTTCATTATTTAATGAGTTTTGGTCTAAGCTATTAATAGCATCCAACTCATCCTTATAATCGGATATCAACTCATTAGGAGTTTTTATCTTTTTAACATCCTGCAGTATAAAATCATCTGAAGGAAGCTTTTGATACTTCAAATAGTAATCTACGATAATCGTATATATCTTCTGATGAGATGGAAACTCAAAATACTCAGACTTAATCATTGGCATAGCCTGAGTCAAGAAGTTACTATCTGATTTTGATAGGTAGATAATACCCCGTTGGATATTCTCTGAAAGTTCGTAAGTGGTAGTCATTACGATATAAAAGATTATAAGTTAGTAAAAATAGTAGAAAAAAAAGTATTATATTCCGTTTCCTGTAGAACCGAATCCAGATTCATTCCTAGAGGTTTTCTCTTTGAAAAAAGTTTCTTTGTCGACCGAACGTAACTCAACACGAGGTATTTCATTAATAACCATTTGAGCAAACCTTTCACCTCTCTCAATAGTAAAAGGCATGTCGTTTTTGAGATTTCGAACAGCCACCATAATAGGTCCTTTATACCCACTGTCAATAGTTCCAGGAGCATTTGGGATTATAATACCTAACTTGGCGTATGAGCTTCTAAGTCTAATCTGACCTTCGTAACCTACAGGAATGTCTACTCGAAGTCCTACATCTACAAGTATAGAATCTCTAGGACCTATACATACACCTTCATTTGAGTAAAGGTCAAATCCTGCATCGTTATCGTGTTTGTATTCCGGGTCAGGGTTAGTTGACGTGTTTAAAATATTTATTGATACCATTTTTAATGTGTTCTGTTTTTGTTTGCTACTTTTGTATAATGAACATCGTTATCCGACATTCCTTCTGCTAGCTTCTTCATTGCTTTAGTTCTATTTGTATCACGAGATTGTTTTTCTTTCTCTGTTATCTTTTTACAGTAACCTTGTTTCTCAGCAACCTCGTGATTAATTTTATATTCTGAATAAGGGGATACTCCTTTTTCTGATTTAATAGCTTCTTTTGTATTCTCTATCTCATCTTCCATCCACCTATGTTCAGTTTTAGCTTTGTCTCCTTCTCCTCTCCCGTCCGTAAGCCCTAAGCCATGAGCGTTTATAGCCTGACCTCGTGCTGTTCTGTTACTTGGTGTTCCACATTTATGACAGTCCTGTGGTTCATTATATTCACTCATAGGAACAAGGTCGGAGAAAACCAAGTCACAGCTCGAACAGTGATAATTATAGGAGGGCATTATATTTCACATACCCCATCTACACAATTGTCGATTGAGGATGACAACTCTTCTAGCTGACCTTCTTGAATTAACTTATCAACGTTAACCTTTCTATGGTCTAGAATTGACAAAGGTTCATTACCTCTAGAGCCTGCTCTGTAAAACGTAACTCCTTTCAAATCATGAGCGTACGATAATAAATCCTCGTACAGAACCGTCGAATTGAAATCATTAGGAAGGTTACATGTTTTAGATACAGCAGAATCTATATGAGCTTGAACTACAGACTGAACCTTCATATGTTCCTCAGGTGTTACATCGTAAGCACCTACACAATGGCTCAGGTCTCTACCTCGTAAATACATCTCTTTAAATAAAGGGTCAATAACGACATTCTCATTATAGACTCCTGGAGTTGATGTCTTCCATCTTCTAGTATAAAGAGGTGAGAAGATAGGTTCTAATCCTGTTGATACGCCTAGCACCATACTAATAGTTCCTGTAGGCGCTACCGTTAACATTACTGCATTCCTTAATCCGTTCTTCTTGATGTCGGCTCTAATTCTTGCAGGAATAGTCTTCATAAACTTCTCATCTCTAAGCTTGCTAAAGTCGTACTTTGGAAAGCTACCCTTCTCCCGTGCAAGGTACATAGAAGCCTTGTAAGCCTCGTTCCTAATCGTAGAGAATAATCTCTCAAGAAACTCCAAACAAGCGTCAGAACCATACCTAAAACCTGCCTTAATGAGGAAATAGTGGAGACCTGTAACTCCCATACCAATGCGTCGGCTTTGCATACCTACTTCTTCGCATTCTTTTATCGGGAAGTAGTTAGCACTTAGAACATTATCAAGGAATCTAATACCTACACGAACTGTTCTAGCTATCCTGCGCCAATCAATATTACCATCCATATCTACCATGTTCGCTAGGTTTACGTGACCTAGACAACAGTTACCATAAGCAGGTAACGTAATCTCTCCACATGGGTTTGTCGATGGTAGGTCTTCAAAATAAGATACGTTAGTAAACTCGTTAGCAAGGTCTATATTGAAGATACCCGGCTCACCTGATTCTACCGCATTGTCTAGTAGGCGTTCCCAAATCTCTTTTGCTTTGATTGGAGTCTTTACAGGGTTGGAGAATACATCTGACCATCCTGACTTGTGGTATTGGTCGGCTCTACCGATAGCGTCCTCTTCATCTTTAGCAACGACTCGCACTTGGTCTAC